AAGGCTACTATTGGGTCTGATGATCCATGGGTAATCTTGGAAAAGCTGGACAATGTACTTGGACTTCTCGGGGCTTGAGCATCAAGGCCACAAGGATGACAGCAACATCCAGCAGGGAATGGAAAGTCTAAACTGGAAATTCTCAAAGAGAAAGTAGAAAAAAAGGAAAGACTGACTCCTGAGGAGGAGAGAGCTTACTTTGAAGAGTTAGCTAAACTTTCCTAAAAAATCAAATTTTTTGGATTTCTTTTGAAATTCATAACCGCATGGCGGATATTTATTCTTTGTTTAGAAAACAATGTTACATTTTGCAAAAGACTTTAAAGCCAAGGAACAAGTTCTTGGGTATATTCAAATCAAAGGGAAGGAAACTCCTGTCGTAGATCTTTTTAGATCGAATGGGGAAAAGCTTCTTGCTGAGAAGGTATCTCACTATGAAAAATTTCAAGTATTGGAAGATGGACGTCTTACTGCTCAGATCAATGACACAACAAGTACTACTTTTAGCGTCAATGAAGAGTTGGTAAAATTCCTCTCTGTAGGGCATCAGATTGCTATCGGAGACGAACACTTTATCGTGAAATCGAAGGATGTAAGTGCTAAGCAAATCACTGTAGAAGGAAGAGGATATGCTGACACTCCTAAGTCTAATCACGCTAATGGTGATGTCGTATATGTAGTCGCTAAGGCTGAAGGAGAAGGAATGGTTACAGAAGATTACCTCAAAACTGCATCTGTAGAAGTAGTAAATTATCTCCAAGAATTTACAAAATCAGTGCATATCACAGAAAGAGCAATCAATACTTCTCAAAAAGATGCCACACAGCTCGAAGCAGAAGAAACCATCGCAAAGATTAACGAGCAAGGACAAGAATTGGAAAGAGCATTCTTGTATGGAGTAGGTAAACAAGATCCAGATAAGGGAAGACACACACTTAGTGGACTTAAAAACTTGATGACAAAATACGGAGCAAAAATCTACGACGCTCAAAAAGATTTGACTGATGAAAAACTTGATCTTCTCTTTGCTGAGCTTGTGAATAAAGGAAGTGAAGTAGATACTTTCATCGTAAATCCTTTGTCGCTTTCTAAGGTATTCAAGAAGATGAAAAATGTGGTAAATGTATTCCAAAGTGAGCAAGGAAAGCAAATCGCTGGAGGAGTGATCACTGGATACATGCCTTCAACTATGGGAGGGAAGACTATCAAATTTATTACTAGTACTGCTTGTAAGCCAACTGACATCTTCCTTGTTAACTCTGAAAAGCTTTTCTTCTTACCAAATCAAAGCAAGAAAACAGGAGAAGATATTGTTCTTACTGTAGTACAAGAAACTAATGTATCAAGCGCAGTAGTCAATAAGACGATCAGAACTGTAGGTACGATTAAGGTAGAAGGTGTGTCAAAGATGGCATACATTGCTAACGCATTCTAATCCTTGGGGGAGAATATCCCCCGCTTATTTATTTTTATAATGAAATACTATCATGAGCTACAAGTTTACAAAAGACTGTGAAATTATGAACTGCGAATTTTTAGAAGGAGAAATCGTAGAAGAAAATACAGTACAGTTTTATCCTTCAGTGATGACTCAGACTGATGAGGAAGCAACTCTAGAGGTATCTAGAGCAGGAGAGAATCTCGTAAAAGAAGAAAAAAGTCAGACTTCATCAAAAAAACCAGCGGCTAAGAAAAAGGCTAAAGAAGAAGTAGAAGAAGCTCCAGCCACAGAAGAAACTACAGAAGAATAATTTTATTTTGGAATAATAAGGAAAATGACAGTAAAAAATCCAATAGATGAAAGATACATGGTGAGAACCTCTATGGATGTCCTCATCGCTCAGAGTTGGTCACAAGGTCTGAGAAATGTAGGAGTTTATAGTGATCCTAACCGTTCTTCAGCAGGAGAAACGAGTGAGGAAACCTACTCTAACTGGCAGACAAAAAAGATCAAAAACGGAGATATGATGAAAGTGGATATTACCCTTCATGAGATCAATCCAGCAATTCTTGCAATTATCGATGGTGGCGCAGTCAAGGTAAGCAAGGAAGTTGCTCAAGTAACAGATAGAATAGAAAAGTTTTTGCCAGGACAATGGGGATTTACCAAAGATGTATTGCTCGAATCTCGTAATGCAGATGGAAGTATGATCACTCCAAGCGAGGTAAAAGCACTTATCGATGGTGTAGACACAGCACTCGTTAAGGGAACGGATTATGAAATCGGAAAAACTGCAATCGGTGATACTTTTGTAAAGTTTAAGCAAGGAGCAAAGCTTACCGCAGACACTCCAGCTCAAGCAACGATTAGTATCAAATACTCTTGTACTCCTGATGCTACACTCCAAAAGATGAAACATGAAACTTCTGGTGTTCCTCTCGGATTTGTGATGGTGCTAGAAGAAAAGTGGAATTACAATGGAAAAGAGATGGGAATCAGATTTAAGCTTGAAGATTGTAAAAATACTAAAGCGTTCCATAAAGCTATCAATGATGGCGACTCAAGCTCTGCAGGATATCCTTGTGAGATCACTGGAAGAGTTGTAGGACATGAGTTCTTTGGTTTTGGTGCGTAAGCACTTGTCTGAAGAACGTCCCCTCCCCCTTTCACTTGAGAGGGGGAAATAATGGGGAGAAAACAGTAAGATTATATCGTTGCTCTGGTCAGTTTAGCTTACTGTTCTGATTAGAGGAACGATATAAGAAATCAGATTTATTTTTTTTATACTAAAAACAATGGCAATTAACCTCCAAGACTTTATGCAAGGATACAAGACTCATGAAGTATTCTTTAAAGAGAAAAAACGAATCTTCAGAGAGCCAATGATTAGAACACTTCTCAATATCAAAGATAAGGAAAGTGCAGAATCACTGGTAAAAGAAATTCTTATTGAGGGAAGTTATGAAGAACTTGATAAAGTCCTCGCAGAGCTTACTATCGAAAAAAGAGAAGAATTTTACACTACCCTCATGAAAGAATTGGGTTTAAAATAGGGGAAGGGAATCCAGATCCTGAATATGATCTGAAGATGATGCAATATACGCTTTGCTCTATCATGCACTTTTATCATCTCAGTAGAGAAGAAGTCTTTGATTTGACTTACTCGGTACTGAGTGTGCTAATGGAGCAAAGTATTGCAATCCAGCATCCTGAAGCTCTTCCCAAGCCACAAAAGAAGATCAAAACAGAAGAAGAACTGTTTGATCATTTGAGGGGAAAATATGGGGTATAAAAATCTGGTCTTAATGGTCAGATTTTTTTCTTCCCTTGACTTTATCTCATGTTTTGTTCATCTAATAATTGTGAAATATTTTTTGCTACTTCATCAAAAGAATACCCCTCATAAACATAGATCAAATGACAATTGTTCTTTTTACATTTTTTAGCTTTTTGTTTATCTCTGTACTGTTGCTTTTCGAAAGCTGCTTCTCATCAGAAATATGTAACTGGTTCTATATGTTGTTTTCATTGATATTCTATTCAAATATTTCTTTCTGGGAAATAAATATCTAAATGCTGTCTCCCCAGTCGTTCAGGACGACCATGATGAATTACCTTTTCATTAGGGAAATAGGTTTTTATCTTGTAAAATAATTCAGTCTCAGAAACTCGCCCCTCTCAAATCTTAGGAATTCAGGACTCTTCACGATAAGTATTTTCAGCTTCTTTTATAATGGATTTTGCATAATTACTTAGAGCCTTCCTGATAACATATCACGGTCAGATGACCTCAGTTTTTAAAGTAGAAAGAACTTCTGGTAATGAAGTAGGAAGAGTGGTCCTTATTGTGACTGTTCAATATCATTTTATAAACATAGACTCTTCGGATATATGGCTTCTAGAATTTTTTTCTTCAATTCTAACTCATCAGAATAGCATAATGTCTTCGTTTCTAATATAGGGAGAGAGAGATTCATCTCTTCAATAGCGAGTTAAGTCATAGCTTTTATAAGTTTCAAATTCCTCGTTAGATTTGAAAAAAATACGATATTTTTCTACATCTTCATCTGTTATATTCGGATTTTGGAAGTCCTGACAAAAGAAATCCACAGGTCATAATCCATTTTCTAATTTGAAATCTTTAAGAAAAATATCAAGTGCTTGTTCTACTCAATCTATATTTTCTTTTCAAAATTTTGTTAGGCAAGAGGATCAAAAAGTTTTTAAAAAATCTTGTCATGATTCGCCGGAAAATACTCCTTTTTTAGAATAGAATAATAATTTCCCTATACTCATTCAAAAATTAAGTTGTTTTTCTTTCTCTCGGGCTTTTTCATAATCTTTTATCAATAAATAACAATCCCTTTGTCGATATATGACGTATGATGCTACTTTAGTGTGTCAGTATAAGTTGATTAAATTTTGAGCTTTTATTTCAAGTATTTCTATGTTTCTGGTAAATATAAAGTCGTTTATAATTTGATACAAATAACAAAAAACATACGAAAGGCTTTCTCATAATTCAATATAATTTCATTTCTCTATTTCATTACAAAAATATTTATAAAACCTTTTCTTATCTTCAGATTGATCGTGTATTGATGGATAATAAGTATTCCAATAAGGAATATTTTTCCCAAAGAAATAATTAATCAATTGTCAAAAAAAAGTAAACATAAATTTCATAAAAGAAATAAAATACCTTACTTAATAAAGTTATAAAGCAATAATGCAATATTTTCTTGACTTTTAATCATAAAAAGACTAATAATAGGTCGTTTATATCTTAATTTTTTGTGATGAAAAAGATATATGGAAAAAACTCTCTTGTAAAATGGTGCTGGGCGATTCCTACATGATTACGGGCATTGTTAGGTATTATTAATACTCTTGCTCTGATTTGAGATCTTTGACTCTGGCTAGCTTTCCAATGAGCTTTTTTTTGGTGGATCCTTTTATTAATATTTGGAGCAAAGACTTTACAAGTTTTTAGAGAAAAGCTCATTATCAAAGACGATAGTGTGGTAATAGAGAAAGGTATTCTTCATAGAGAGGAAAAAGATATAAAGTATAAAAAGATTAATGCAGTTGAGATAAAACACTTTCTTTGATTTGGTGGTATTGAGATACAAGTGGGGAACGATAAACCAATTATGTTTAAAAATTTAGAGAAATACCAGGAAGTAAGGGACTATATTCATCAAAAAATAGATAATTAAAAATGTCCGGAAAAAACTGAAATCTGACTATAATGAGCGAGAAACTCAAAGTCAGATTTTTAGTTTTTTTTGAAAAATATGGAACAAAAAGTAGGATCAGCTTTTATCGAAATAGAGGCAAAACTTGACCAGCTGGAGGGAAGGCTTAGTACAGAAATAAAGAGTATAGCAGAAAAAGGTGGCCAGAATTTTACTAGCTCCTTTACACAAGCACTTTGACCTCTCAAATGAATGATCGCAAGTGTGGTTTCTATTGGTGCTTTTGTCCAAATTTCAAAGTCAATTATAACCCTGGCAGATAATCTTGAACAGGCAAAAAATGCCTTTACAACGATGCTTTGAAGTGCAGAACAAGCAGAAACAATGCTTCAAAACCTCTCAGACTTTGCAGCTAAGACTCCCTTTGAACTTCCTGAAGTAAGACAAAATGCAAAACAATTGCTTGCTATGGGAGTAAGTGCGGAGAATATTATCCCCACAATGAAAGCACTCGGAGATGTAGCATCATGAACCGGTGCAGATATGTCCAGACTCGCGATGAACTATGGGCAAGTAATCACTCAGGGGAAGTTGACTAGTCGTGAGCTGAAGGATTTTCAAGTCAATGGAGTACCAATCTTGGACGAGCTTGCAAAGAATGCGGGAAAAAGTAAAGAGGAAATCCAAAATATGATTAGCTCTGGGCAAATATCAGCCAACGACGTAACAAGAGCTTTTGAGACCATGACAAGTGAGGGAGGAAAGTTTGCGGATATGATGGCTACGCAATCATCAACATTAAGTGGACAATGGTCAAATTTCCAAGATCAACTCTCACAAATAGGAGAAAAAATATGAGTTTGACTCTTGGATAATCTCAAAGGAGAAGTGGGGCAAATGGGAGAAATCATAGAAGCACAATCAGACAATATCATCAATAGTGCAGATGCTATTTACGATAGTGTTTTCACAGTATGGGATGCAATAAAAGAAGTATTAACTACAGTTTGGGAGTTCTTTGGATCAGTCTTTGAAGGTTTAGGAATTGCGATAAAATCGTTTCAATGAGAAAATAATGAAGCTACTTCGGGGATCAAGTGAGATTGGTCAGATTTGTTTTATTATTTAGAACTTTGAATTGATGGCGTAGTTGGTGCTTTTCGTATCGCATTTACTGGGATCAAAGAGATTATCATTGGCGTGATCGAGCCTGCTTATTTGGCGATCAATACTATTGGAGAGGCACGAAGTGGAGGAATATCTGCGATTAGATCACGATTTAGCAAACTCGGTGCGGATATTTGAAATATTTTTATCGATATGGCAAACGGTGTACTTAAAACAGTAAATCGACTCTGAGATAAGCTCAATTATATTTTGCCAAAAAGTCTTGAAGTCTGATCCGTGACCTTGATCAATCGTAATGATACTACAGGACTCAAGAGTCAACTCAATCACGCAATGGATGGCACAAAAATGGCATGGGATGCTACCAAAAAAAGCTTTATTGACAATATGAGTAAAGCTCGAGGAGAAACTACTAAAGTGGCAGATAATATGGTGGGGAAAATGATTGATACCTATGCAGAAAGAACCTGACAGCTTATAAAGAAAACAGAAGAAAAAAAGAAAGAACTCGACACAAAATTTAAATATGGAGAAAATAAAGCTGGAGGATCTGGATGAGGCGGAGGGTGAAAGTCCTCAAACAAAGCAGAAAAAGAGGCACTCAAAGAGGTGAAAGAAAGCTATACCGAGATCGAGAAAAAGATCAAGGAACATAGTAAAGCAGTAGAAGATGCAGAAAAAAAGGTAGAAAACCTGAATAAAAAGTATAATGAACTCAAGGAGACGGCAAAAAAAGCTTTTTACGAGGCGAAACAGGCGGTGTCTGAACTGGATCAAGAAATAGAAAAGAGTGATGTAGAGCGTAGTGTAGATTTGTGAGCTCGTTATCAAGATATCCAAAGACAACTCAAAGAAGAGAGGGCAAAACTCAAAGAAGATGGGAAAGATTGGATGATCGAGCAATACGACAAAAAGGCACTCCAAGAATATCAAGATAAAGGATATCACAAGCTCTATGATGTAGAAGTAAAAAAACTCTTAGAGATTCAGGGGCTTTTGAAAGAAAGAGCTTTGATCGAAAAGAATACCACTGAAGCACAGAGAAAGTCTCAGGATTTTACCGAGCAGACAAGTAAGGCACAAGAGATCCTGAATAAATATGAAGCAAAGGCAGCGGAACTTGAAGAGAAAAAAGCGATAGCAATGGAAAAGCAAGCAATCGCAAAAGCACTGAGCGAGGGGAAAAAGATCGAGAGTAAAGAAGAAGATGGAGAACTCAAAGCACGATATGAGGATGAAACCGGGAAAATGGTAGAGGTAACGAACTTTAAGAATATCCAATATGCTCAAGATCTCTTTAATAAATCAGAAAGCATCAGGTTAGAAAAAGAAGAAGTAGAAAAGAAACTCTTGCGAGAGACTGCAGCGACTCAGAATTTGATCAATGAAAAGATCAGACTTGATCAGGAATACACTAAGATTCACAACAAAGAAATCGACAAACAGAAAGGGAAGGTAGATGAGCTGATTGCCAAGTATCAAGCACTTGCAAAAGCAAAATTTGGAGGCTGAGGGGCGAGGGGTGCAAGAGCCTTTGGAGGAGCTGTACAAGCAGGGTTACCGTATCTGATCGGAGAAAACTACAAGCCTGAGATGTTTATCCCCTCTACTTCTGGAAGCGTAGTGCCAGTGAACAACTACAACCAATCAAGGACGTATCACTTCAGTGGAGTAACGATCAATGCCAACAATGCACAAGATTTTTGGTCTGAGATCCAAAATCATATATGAGATTACACCTAAAAGAAAAATCTGACTCAAGGGGTCAGATTTCTTTTTTTATGTTTGACTGATAAAATGATTCTGTATTCGATCAGTAAGGTCCTTTTGTAGTTCTTCTTTTATCTCAGGTTTTCAAAACTTCTTACTCATCTGTTCAGCGAATTTTTCATAATCTTGATCGTCAATTTTTACTCTAAAATCATTAAATTTTGATTGTTTGTATCGGTCTGGCATATCTTTTTCTAAAATTGTTGTATTGTCTTTGTCCTTAAGTCTATCATAGATAAACTTAAATTCTTGCTCTAGCTCCTCTCTACTTTCATATCGTCATAAACGAGGTGATGGAGAAATGCCCGTCATTTTCCCATGCTCAAAATACACTTCAAAAACTCAATATAAAGTCTGATCAAATTCTGGTTTGTCTTTGATAGGTTGGAAAAATTTAGAAATCACTCTATACTGTCGATAATGTTCTGGTGTCTGATTCATAGTTCTGATCAAATATAAAAAGCTATACAGTTGCTCTATCAAGTCCTCTTGCAAGCAAATATTCACTCAATGAGCGATACCCCCCAGCTGAAGCATATTGTTGGAGCAATACCTTGTCTCTTGCCTTTACTCTGATATTGATCGTATCGTCTTTTTTCTTTGCTTGTTCAGCTTCAATCATCGCTCCGATATCTTGCAATAAGGTAGGAATATCAGCCTTGAGATAAGGTTGATCAAGATTTGCTTCTTTGCAATAAATCTCTACAACTTCTCAGTCATCTGGATCTATTTCCCCAGTTTCTCTGATAATGAGAGGGAACTTCTTCGTTCCCACTGGAATATACAAGGTCAATTCATTCTTTTCCATTCTACTTTTGATAACTTAAATAAAAGATTTTGAGCTTTCTTTTGTAAACATTTAGACAATCTCAGTGATGAAGGGGGATAGTGAAGGCTCTTCAATCTTTTCCCTCAATCTTGAAGTGAGAGCCTCAAGCCTCGATCTCAACAAATCACTCTGAAATAAGAAAGGTTCTAATCTGTGAGAGGCTAACCGTACAAGGATCTTTGAGGAAATTTTCTCTGACTTTCTCTTTTTTGCTCATCTGTCTGCTTGTCTGATATAAATGTAATTACATTATATATATTTGTTTTACAAAAGCAAATCTTTTTGTACTTATTTTCAATAGTAAAAAATCTGACTCCTGAGGTCGTTCGTAATCCTGAGTCAGTTTCTTCTTTTATAAAAAATGTCCGGAAAAAATAAAATTCTGACTATACTGTAAGTCAGATTTTTTACTTATAAGAAAAAAATATGGAAAATCTAATCGTACATATGGTCAAATATAGAGGCTATCTCTTTTCAGGATCTCCTACAATGTTTGCAGGGCAAGAGAAGTTTGGTTTTTTTGCTCTGAAGGAATTTGATCGATACCATGTAGAAACAAGAAAAGATATTACCAAGTATGTTTTTCGCCACGGATCCAAGGTTGGAGCAACCAGCAACGGAGTAAGGAGTTTTAACCTAACCTTTTCTGCTTTTGCAAGTGATGAAATTGAGAGGATGAAGCTGATTAGGTTAGTATCAAGTATCTTTAATCCTCCGAGCATTATGAGTGATACTGAGGGGTGGCACGATTTGGAGTTTATGACGCCAGATGGAACCTTGCGAACGACAAAAGCACAAGTAGTCGACCGTCCAAAGATTTTTGACTTCAACAATCAAAACTGGGCAACTTTCCAAGTGGAGCTTGTAGCAAAAGAGGGGAGCTACTTAATGTCTAAGCATCAAAGTACCTTCAAAGATCACAACACGAGGCTTTGAGTCAGACTTTCAAACTTTTTGCCTCATAAGCACAAATACTATAGATCTCTACTAGAGTATCACGGAACTTCAGACGCACCTCTGAATCTCAAGATTACAGCAAAAAAAGATCTCCAACTGCCTTGGCTCACCATCAGAACGATCAATGGAGACACCTTGCTCACCAGTATGGAACTAGGAGCAATAAGCCTGACAGCATGAGAGCAGATCGTTATTGATAGTTATGAGGAGACCATAGGGGCGATAAAAAACGGAGAAAAGACGAACCTTAGCAACCGTTTGTCCCTCAATAGTGAGCGACCACGCCTCTTGTCTCCTGTGAGCAACAAAGGATTGATCGCAAGTGTGGACTGTGGAATGAGTGAGGCGGTACTTGATCTAGAATGGAGCTGGAACGAAATTTGGGACTAAGATTTTATTTGTTTAAAAGAAAAGATGATAATCGATATTAAGTATTTAACAGAGAACGTAGTCAATGAGGAGCTTTATGAACTCTGCACGAGTTCTGCAGATAAAGTTCAGCGTTATCTGAACATCGTAGAAAATAAGATCAAGCTGTATCTGGATATTGAGCAGTTTAAGCAGGATGATGAGTATATTTTCCCAGAGGAACTCAAGGAAGTAGTCAGATTTTTGGTGGAAAGTTTGTATCTCAATAAAACGCTCAATCCTACCGGATGAGCTCGTTCCTCTTATACAGAAAAGCACGATGACTACTCACTATCAGAGACCTTTACAGGAGGAGAGAATCTGATGCGATATGGAATCCCTATCCTAGCAGACTATCTCAGAGTCCTCAGGTACTATAGAGGAGAAAATCAAACCAGTCCAAGTGGGCGTTTTATAGTGTAAAACTAAGAGCAATGTTTGAAGATTTTTTGAAAGATAAGGTAAAAATAATCAGGAAGAAGACTGATTTTAGTGGAGGGTTGGCAGCAGAAACGCAAGAAGTTATCGCAGAGGAGAAATGCAGGAAAACCTCTCCAAATCAAAGAGATTTTCAGCAGATCCAGCATCAGCAGATCAATAAACAGATCTGGAAAATCTATCTCAAAGCAGATTCTCAATTTCAAGACTGAGATCTTCTCAGCATCGAGAATAAGGACTATACTCCGCTCTATCGCTATGAGGTAGCAGGGAAAGAAAAAGTCCATCATATCAAGATTTTAGCTATCAGGGTCTAAAATGAAATTTGTGATCAATCCTAAGTTTATTCCAGCCGTCAAGAATAGAAGTCAGCAAGCTCTCAAAAAAGCCTGACTCTATATGGAAACAATGTTCAAAAAAGCAGTACCAAAGGACACTGGTGATCTCCAAAAATCAATCTTTCATGAACTAGTGAGTGAAAAAATGGTTAGAGTCTGAAGTATGAGTTGGTCAGCATATGTAGTTGAGCATGGGAGAGAGCCAGGGAAAATGCCTCCATTAGATGCACTTGTTGGGTGGGTAATCAGAAGATTTTGATTGCTCTGAAGTAAGACACAACCACGAAAAAAGCAACCCAAAGAAACTAAGTCTGCAGTGTGGCTTGTGGCCAGAAAAATTAGAGACAAAGGGATAAGTGCAAAGCACATCTTCTCCGAAACCCGAGAAGCTAACAAAGACAAAGCAACAAAAATTTATTTTGATACCATCAAACGATAATGAACTATATTCAAGCATTACAAGCATTTTTGCAAAAGGATCCTGAGATAGGGAAAATGGTAGGAGAAAGAGTAGGTTTTTTGCGTATGCCAACAAATACAGAAAAGCCGTATATTATCTTTAACGAGCAAGAATGGAGTCCAGCACTTCTCAATCAAGATGATTATGAGAGTGGATTGGATTGTTTCCCTGTCTTGATCGATGTAGTAGTAGACTATCAGCAAGCAAACCTTGGTCGCCAACTTAGACAAAAAATCAGAGAAAAAATCTGAAACTTTAATGGTGCAACGCATGGCCGGGAAGGTCAGATTTCTTTTCTTCGTTTTTTGGCGTGTGACTATGCAGTAGCTACCGACTGAGTGATGCGAGGGGGGCTTTATCTGTTTAAGCAAGGAAGAAAATGCTCATAAAAATTTCAGATCCCAAAGGAGAAAAAAGCTTTTTTGTCAGGAGAATGTTTGCTTTTTCAGCAGTCAAAAAGCTCAATGAAGCAGGAATGATCAAGCTCTCCTTTCCAGATGATCTTGCAGGACTAGAAGAATTTGAGATCAAAAAAGGATTTTTGATTCAGGCTTTTTTACCTGATGAGAAAAAAAAGGTACATTGCATATTTTCTGGATATATCGAGGAGAGAAGTATCGTAGGGAATGTAGTGAATCTGGTAGGATACGACTTCATAGGCTATGCCAAACATCGTATGGTCAGAGAAGATCTAAAATTTCAAAATACTGCGATCAAAAGCATTGTCGAAACTATATTCTGAAAGCTGAATGCAGTCAGTGTTTTACCTTTTTCTTTGGGGAAGAATGATGGTGAAGAGCTTATCAATATCGAATTCAAAGCCTTTACTTCACTCTATACCATCTTGAAGGAATTGAGTAAAAAAGTCTCAGATCTCCAAATCAGGCACAGGTCTGAGATCGTAGGAAATGGAAGTAAAGAATATCTTGATATTAGTAAAAATTGCGGAGTCCAACACTCATGAATCTGGTCAGACAATGCCAATATTCAACAAAGAAACAGTAAGGTAGTCTCTCGAGAGTGGAAAGATAGCCTCTGAAATACCTGCAACTACTGGAGAGACAACAATGGGAATATCAGAGAAAATCAAAGCAGTATCAGTCAATGACTTTTATTTGAAAAATTTGAACAAAATCCAGAAAAAACTCCTGATGAATTGGTAGAAAGTGCTGGGCTGGTGACTATTGTCCCTGAAGTAAGTAGAGAAGAAATGACCCAACTTACGGTAGGAGATCAAAAAGCGATTAGACTTATTGCAAGGCTTGAGTGGGCAAGATTTGAGTATCTAGGGATTATTCAAGAGGTAAGTTTTGGATCAAATAGTGCTGGGGGGCTTGACTTCTCAATCAAAATCTGAGAAAAACTCATTGAGCAAAAAAATATCTTGGATAAAACCCTTGCGAATCTTGCAAGTGCAGTAAAAAAAAGCTGACCTTCTAATACTCCTGCTCCTCAAGTAGACCTCAGCTGATACGCTAGCTCCTCAGCAGTCAACCAAGCGATTCAATCACAAAATAAAAAAATAGAGCAAAAAGCTGACTCAAGCTTCGTGCAATGAGTCGCACAAACGGCTCAAACTGCTTTGAATACGGCAAACCAAGCCAAGCAAACCGCAGAAAGTAAGGCAGATGCAAATCATAATCACGATGACCGTTACTACACAGAAAGTGAAATGGATAACAAGCTCTCAGAGAAAGCAGATGCAAATCATACTCATAATTTTCCAACGAGCTTACCAGCATCTGATGTATACGATCGAGCAAAGCAAGTCAATAAGCCGACTTACACAATTTCAGAGATTCAAGGACTACAAGAAGCTTTGGACAATAAAAGTTCTTCTGTGGCAAGTCTAGATAGGATAGACTTTAACTACACCACTAATCTTACACAAAAAAAATTTAGGATTGGATCAAGGTATCAACTTTCTAATGTTCCTCATGATCAAGGGGGGCATCAGCTCCAAGTACTCTGGTGAGATCTTCAGCCCCAATGAACAGGACATGATGGAGGATGGGGATTGATATTTTGACCAGATCAAAACCCTTATCTCCAAATGCAAGGAGAAGATGTCGCAATCGGAAGAACTGGAGGACTGATCAATCCTAAGACACGAGTCAACTTTCCTCAAAGTGTAGGGCTTAAACGAGATGCAAACACGGATGGAGCAAATATCTACTTCAGATCCTCAAGCAATGACGACTCTTCACTCGACTTCAAGCTCTACGATGACGGAAGTGAGTGGTTTAGATTTCTGTATAACAACACACGAAGGGTTGCTTTTAATCACGATTTGGCAACTTATAAGCAGAAGTTCTTTGTACACTGACAAGTACAATACGGAGAATTTCCAAATATTAGCCTTGCGATCTGAGACTCAGACACCGGATTCAATCGAGAGTCTGACGGTGTGCTCTCCTATTTCTCCAACGGTTCAAAACTCCAAACGATCCATCAAAATGCCGTGCCAGTCGTCGCAGAAGACTTTGGGCGAAATGTCAAGATGAAAAAACTCACCCAAGCTCAATACGATGCTCTTGGAGCAGGGAGACCGAATAATGTAATTTATTATATAACCGACTAAAAAATGGAAATCAAAAAAAGTCTCAAGTCCGACTTCTTACCTTTTTCACTCTGATTTCGGAAACTCTCAGACTTGACCTACAATGCAATCACAGGGAAAGTGATCTTGACGCTCTGAGGTTACCTTGATGAGGAACATTATCAAAAAGACGGTACGAAAGCCTGTCTTGAAACCAAAAAAATCACTTTGGATACGCAAAAAGAACTCGTCCAAGTCCCTATTATGAGACCAAAGCTCAAGAAAAATGGAGAAGCTGAGCTGGATCCTCTCGGTAAGGTGCTCCTTGAGGAAACAGGAGAGGCTCAAGAGCAACGAGCCAATCAAGATCGCTATATCGAGCTTGAAGCAATCAGTCAAGTACTGGATAAAATCAAACAATTTTTAGAAAATACCTTATAAAATGCCAATTCAACTAGGAGACAAAGCCCTCAAGGCTCTCTATATCTGAGATAAAAAAGTCTCTGCAGTTTATATCTGAGATAAGAAAGTATGGCCGAGCATTAAGGATTTTACGGAAATTTTCTCTCAAGCTCGCAATAAGTCAATCAATAGAAGTGGATACTATCGAGCACGAGAATATGATCCATCTCAAGATCCTCGAGACAACTATATCAAGATCAGACCAGAAGGAAGTGGAAAGATCAAGCTCTGAATCATCCCTGCATACTCAAGAGCAGATCTTGATTATAGTGCTTTTACTACGCATATTGATTTTATGGTCGAAGTCGAGAGGATTGCAAATCCTCGACCTGCAGCTATCAGTATAAGTAATCCAGGAAATGATGAAACCGCAGGGCTCTTTGTTCGTTTCATGGGAGACTCAATCAGAGTTTCCTATGGAGGAAGTAATGAGATTGTGATCCCTATGAATCGAGAGGTTAAAGAACTCTTTGTCTCAGTAGATTTTATCCTCCAAGAGAACAAAAGATACCTCAATAGTGGAAAACTGATTGCTGTCTATGGAGGTCAGACCTATACTGAGGTAGTCCATCCTCAGTCGGGGAACTATCCCATCAATAGATATGCAAGTAATACAAGACTTGAGATCTGAGCCTCATACGAGCCAAAAGGATATATCACAGTTAAACAAATTCATATATGGTAAAAAAATCTGACTCAAAAAGGTGATCAACCTCAAGAGTCAGATTTTCTTTTATAAAAATGTCCGGAAAAAAAATTTTTTTGAGTATAATCCAATTTTGGGGAAATTACAAAATATGGCTTTCTATTTTGTTTTGTCCTATAAAAACAAAAAAGTCACACTTTAGAAAAAATGATTATAGTAGTATTTGTTTTAGATTTTTAAGATAGACAATGTTAAGAACAGCACTTCTCTGAGGGAATACGATCAATCTTGACTCAGATTATAGTAAATATATCGAGACGGTCTCTGATCCTTGAGTAATTGAAGGATTTGCCGTAGAGGAAGGAAAAGTCAAGCCAGGAAAAGCTTGGGTCAAAGTAACGAGGAGTAATGGAGAATCACTCTTTGTCCTTGTGCAGAATACACAAGATACCCCTGTTAGCTTGAATGGAGATGTCTTTATAGGAATTGAGGTTGCTCAAAATGCAATCGACAATGGGCTTATAAATAATGAAGATGGAACAGGAATCGCCTCAATCAAGGTCTGACCACAAAAACCGAATCAGAATTATCTTCTTTTGGCAGTGTGGCAAGGAGGCAGACTCTCAGACAAAAGGGAGATCATCCCAAAACTCCAATCCCTCTCCACCAGAACAGCAACCCTAGAGGAGAAATTTGAAACAGCGAAGCCAGGTATTGATGCAGCATCCAAGATGCCAGAAAAAATCAGAGTACTCGAGACAAGTGTCAATAAGCTCACTACCGTTAATGGAATAAGACAAGAGCTTGATTTCAAAGTAGAAGGAAGAGCAAGTGCCACTTGGAATGCTCCAGAGAATGGATTGCTAGAGTACAAGTTTAGTCGTGAGGGCAATAGTGGAAGTGCTGCTTTGGGAGGTATGGATTTACCAGTAAGACACTGGGAAAATATCCCGAACTACCTCTTTGTCCAGAAAGGACAGCAAATATTTCTTTCCGTTGACAACAATTACAGACAAGGACTCTATAAAATCCAACTCACTGCTTTTATCCCTTTATAGTTATGAAAAATGAAAAAAATCATAAAAGACTGACAAATCGTAGGATTCACCGATCTAGAACCAGTACTCGAGGAGGGCTTCACTGCTGAGGAGGCAACTCAAGAGGAATATGAAACACGGAAAACAGAACACGCACCAAAGCCAATCCAGTATATTACGATTGAATGTCCTCTTGAGGTTATGATAACCAAAGAGGACTTCAGATCGAAAGTCGCTTTTATCCAGCTGATCTATAGTCAGATGGAGACCATCACAAGGCATTGAGTTGTCTATATATCGCATATAGACATCACGGATGTAAAGGATTTCTTACCCAAAGAAGAGTTTGAGCTTTTCAGCTCGTATGGAGTAAAGTTCCCTGATGAAGTAAAAGATTTATATGATAAAAAGAAAAAGAATGAGAAAACTGATTAAAAGTCTAGTTCTGTTCTGGGTCGCTGGTATTCTTAGCGTTGTCCTCTTACCGTTGGGGATAATCTGGACAGTGGGAGAGATTCTTGTCAGGATTTTCTCTTCATCTCAAAAAAAGTCTGCATTCGCAAAATCGATCTGATTTCTCACTGCTACGCTTCATTCCCTAGCACTCTGACTCGATCAGATAGGGAATGCAGTCTGCAGGGATATATTCAATAGATTACTTATCGAGAAGGACTGATATAAGTTCGGAAAGGTACAGGAGACTATCAGTTCAGTATTGGGCAAAAACCAAGAAACCTGAACTTTGACTTGTCTTGGCAGTGCGGTGGTTTGGGTACTGGATCATCTGGATAAAGATCACTGCAGAGAATCTATTATTACTTTTACTTCTTTAGAACATAAAAAAGATGAATGAAATTAAAGGAGTCCTTGGAGGACTTGGACTTGCTGGACTGATTAGCTGGCTAGGTATTAGCTGAGAGAGTTTAACAATCTTTGCGATTATCCTGGTATTAGACTTTATTCTTGGTGTTGCTGACGCTTATTTACTCAATAGAGAGCAGATAAAGTCTAGTATTGCAACAAGGTGAGTATTCAAAAAAGTATCGAAACTATTACTGCCAATTATCGTTGTAATTGTTCTCAAATGAGCTGGATTTACCAATACTGCACCTATCGTCAATTCTATTATGTGAATCTTAATCTTCGCTGAAGGATATTCTATTGTAGGGCATATCTACTGTATCAATACGGGGAAAAGTTTGCCTGAGATTGATGCTTTTGAACTTGTAATTAAAAAAATCGTAGAAATCATGAAGCCAAGATTAGACCCCAAAGATAAACCTGAATAATTCAGATTTTTATATTTTATACCTATACTAATGGATGAAAAAGAATTAACAACCCAAGTTATCAGTAACGATACTGAATGATTCACACAGGAAGATTATCTGCACATCCCTGGATATGCAACCGTGATGGAAGAGTATACAGGAGAAGCAGATCTTCCAGAGAAGATCGTGTATAATAACACTCCAATCCTTGACCAGTGATCAGAGGGGGCTTGCTCAGTTTTCGGTATCACAAAAGCCGAAAATGAAGCTGATTGGTTTGATAGCAAAACTCAGCTCGATGCTATGAAGATTTGGAAAGAGGCAATAAAAGCCTGAATCATTCCAGATGGAGGGAAGAATGGTTGGAGTATGTCTGGAGCCTTAAAGTTAATGAAGGATCTCTGATACATTCAAGGCTACTACTTCTGTTCCACTCCTTCAGAAGTCAGACTAGCACTGAGTAAAAAGCATATGTGCTACACTGGAGCAAGAAAAGTTCGCTGGCACAAAACAGGGATAAATAAAATATTGACTGTAGATGAAAACGCAGACGCAGGACACTTGTTTGCGTTGACTGGAATTGATGGAGAAAAATACCATCACCCAAATAGCTGGACTGAGTGATGGGGAGATAAAGGATTTTTTTACACTCCTTTTGGTCTCCAAAAGTGGCTTTATAGCATAGTAGCCATCATAGATAAGAAGAATGCAAGCCCTGAGGTGGTGGTAGACTCAGCTGACTCAGAGAAGATGGTTAAAATGGATATTTGGAATTGAAAACTTCCTAACGAAAATCTTATCAAATTGCACGCAATATATATGGTAATGAGAGCCTTTAAGGATCAGCTCGATAATGATAAAGCCATTGAAGAAGCGATTAGGCTTGGAGTTGTCAGCTCAGTGAATTGACCTCTTACTAAGAGATGGTTCTTAAAGATGATCTTTGTCGCTCTCTACTGAAGAACAAGCCAAGAGGAGCTCATTCCAGATATTGCTATTGATCAGTGAATTATCAAGTCCAAAGTTGGATTGGATGAGCCAGTCAAGAGGTATCACGCAAGTCTTATGATTGCGAGAGCCTTGAGATTCTCTGGAAAAATTGAATAAAGCTAGGATGTGTTTACATACCAGGCACGGTCAATGGCCGTGTTTTTTTGGATTGACTTTTTATTACAAAACCATAAATATCAGTTTAATGGAACAGGGGTCCTATTATACATAGCAGCGAAACTTTTTATATTTATTATAAAAAAGCTTATGCTAATGTTAATTAACTCAATAAAAAAACGGATGAAGGAATTTCTAAAAGAGTTCGCAATCGGTTTATGAGAGGATTTAGTGACTATGTCTATGACACGGCTTCTCCCTGCTGGTCCCCGATGGGGGTAATGTATAAGCCTATCCCTGTTCCTTTAGGGAGAGAATGTGGTTCAACTCCACAGGCCAGCAAAATTCCCTGAAGTATTAAAAAAATCTGACTTAAACGGTCAGATTTCTTTTAACATTCAACTCCTCTCATCTTCAACTCTGCATACATCTCATTAGTAAGAGATCTTAGTATATCCATTTTTTTGTAGAGGGTATCAAGTTTTCTTCTGTTCATAACTCCGAGAGAAGAGAAGTAGTTACCACCTCCAAGCTCTTGTTCTTTATCTTTCATTTTCTCGAATTTTTTCCATTCTTTTTGGAAAAGCTTTAGGAGATCTTTAGTGTTCATTTCTTGAAAGTTCATTATTATGCACAAAAAGAATAAAAATCAGATTTAGTTGTTTACTTCCATACCTTTCTTGTAGGCTTCCTCTAACATAGCTTGAATTTCCCATACTGCTAAGTTGTGGAAGTCTTTAGAATCAGAGTTTTGTGTCTCTAAGGTATCAATTCCATAAGCTTGAGCGATTGCTTCTAGTTGTTTTTCCATAGGTAAGTATTGGTAAATAAATGATAACACTAGTAGCTTATCTATGTTAGTATTGTTTGCAAGTCTTTCTGGAGTTTGTTTAGTTCTTAATTGGACTTATTCAATTTTTGTAGTGTTGTATGTTTTTTTGGGGAATAAAAAAAGCCATCTCAAAAGAGAGAGGGCTGTACCTGTACAGTGTTAGTGTACAGATTATGGAGTGGATTGCAAGAGAGATTTGTTTTAACCTGACAGTAATTCTGATGGTATAACTCATAGTATTGTAATTAGCCTAATTTTTCATAACTCATATTCAATATTACACTTTATAACAACATCCTCTTTTTTCATCAAGGAATCATTAATTGCTTGCATGTGCGATTCAATATTCTTTATCCTTGAGAAATCTATATACTCCTTCTTTCATAAATACTCAACCGTTCCTCTATAAGTATCCATATTCATGGTAACAACCCTTCCCTGAAGTATAAACCCTTCAATAATCTTAATTTCTGGTTCTACAGAGCGGAAATAAGCTACTTCCTCTTTATTAACATTTACCAAGTTAGTTCTTGTTTTATCGTCTTGAATGCTACCGATAGAAATATCTTCTATCAAATCATTATTGGCTAGTGGGGAGAAAGCTTCCGATAATTCTTTATCTATTTTTACCGAACATTTGTGATAAGTATTATAGACATTTTTTTGAACTATAATTGGAGCAGATCATTCTTTATTTATTTTAATGTTCCCATCTGGCTGAATTTCTGTCGTATGTTTAGATTCTCACTTAAAGTATTTTTTAAGATCAATAACTCATACAGCAATTCAAACTATCCATCATCAAACTTCAACTCCCTTAAGCAATGTATCAGCATCAATATCCAATCAAATATCAAAACATCATGGCTTTGCTTCATTTACATTTACAGTAAGATTTGTAAGGTTGTTTTCTTTTGCTATAGTTTGAAAAAATTCTCCAAATCATAACAAAGAATTTCAAAGCTCACAGATATCTATAGTATGTCAAAAATTATCTCAAGCATATTTAATGCTAACTTTTGTCATAATTCTTTTTCTCAAAAATAAATTTTTGAGCTTATATCGATAATTCACCATAAGTCAAGTAAAAAATAAATCTGGCTTAGTCTTCTACTACAATTCATTCAATTTTTCTTTTATATAATTTTCCAGTTCTTCGGTCTGGAAGTCAGTGAATGTAATCTTTTTTATTATATCTGATGAGGTAATATCTCCCAAACAATCATAATTTCTCTGAGGAATATATCTTATAAGTTCATGGTATTCCATTGTATCGTGCATAAACTATATCTCATACTTCATACTTTTGCTTTTTCTCTAATTTCATTCTATTTTTTATTGAAATAAAATAAATAAATCATTGTTATTATTATTAAGCATATTGTGATGCCTGCACAGAATCCGTTACTCCATGCATACTCTTGCCAAGTTATTTTCTTCTCAAGAAGAGAAATATAACCTTGAGCGAACTTAATCTGCTGTTCACAATGATTCATTTATTCTTATATTATCAACTAAAAACTTCCCTAGCTCCTCCTCAGGAATCAGTGCTGATTCTAGGAGTCGGTATCTATAATCATATTCTGTTAAGATATGTGTCACATCCTTTTCGTTCTCTATATCATCTTCAACGGTTTTACACCATTGAGCGTCTATGTATTCAGGCAATTTACACAGTTGTTCATCACACACAAATTGCCAAAATCCGCTTTCGATACTTACGAGATTACGGAGTTTTGTTTTTACCCCCAGTACAGCATCTTCTGTCTTCATATAAATCACAACACCTTGATATTCAGAAATTTTTATTTCTGATTCTCCTGAGAAGTCTCCTGGTTTCCATCCTCTCTGTATAAGAGAGTTAAGGAGTTTTTCTAGTTCTTGCATTTTCTTTTTTTTAATTAAAGATAAAAATTCAGTGTAAAGAGTAGTAATTCGGAAATTCCGAATTTTTGGTCTGTTTTATTTTTGAACCATAGAAAGAACATACTGAATATTGCTTTCCTCAAATTGAACATCATCAGGGTAAAATTTTGCTCTTTTTTTCCAGTCTTCAAAGCATTTTTTACAATACCATTTATTTAGAACTGGAATATAAGCATTTCATTTCCCAAAATTTCCTCAATTACAATTATCACAAATTCACAATCATCAAAAAATTTTCATTGCTTCAACCATTGTCATTGGTATGTATTTTAGTCCATTTGGGAGGGTTTTTACTTCTATTTTCATCTGTAAGTATAAAAAAAAGATAAAAAATCTGACTTATGATTTCTGTATGAGTGAATAAACAAAGTCTACACATTCATCTGTTTGTTTATCAATTGGCAAATCTGCTCTATACCAATTAAAGATAAGACCATTCAAAAGAGTTTTATAATCTCTTCACCTCCAGAATACGGTACTATCTTCTATAGGTTGTCACTCTATAAACACCTCGCATCATATCCTTATATATTCAATGACATTCCCAATCATTACAGGGTTTCATATAACTATTGGGCTGTATCTCAAAGGTATCGTAAATTCATTATTCCTCCTTATATACAAGTATTCTCATTTCCTATTTTTCCTTATGAAGATAATATCTTCTCCATCATTCCTTCTACATATACAACCAAATGTTCTCTTCTTATTCGCCATCTCTTTATAGATGGCTGCTATTTTTTCTTTTCTGGTCATTGTGATTTTTTTGAAGATAAAATTTTATCAAGCATTGCTTTGGCTTCGGTTCTAATATTCATTCTGTCTGCAAGCATAGAAAAGACTTTGTCTTTATCTTCTTGAGATAAGTAGAATAAGGATTCTTGAATATAAGTTCGTATTTTTTCAGTCATACCATATAGGCGACTCCAATGATCTCGTGAGAATTTTTTATCCAACATGATGTAAGGAAAAAATAAAAGTCTGATTATTGCACCTCGTCGCCTCCGCCAAGATGCAAGGGGTGTCGCGTTTTACGACGCCCCTGTTTCCGACATTGATGTCGGAAACATACGAGAGTCCATAGGTTGGAACTCATAAGTGGTGTTGGTAACGACATCGATGTCGGTACCCTTAAGCATTGACTAGCTCAGAATTCTCGTAGATATTTCAAATTATGATTAACTCTCATACCTTGTTTGGGTGAAAGCAATCCTCGAACTCATCTTCAAAAAGGAATCAGGCAACCTCATTATCTCGGATTACTTTATACTTCATCGCAGCTGGTCTTGTAGACTGCACTATATCTCCTTCATAAATTTCCTTGTCGTTTTTATCTAAGAGTCAGGTGGATTGCATAATGATACAATCATTATGATTTCATCATTGTATTCCTATAGTCCTATTCACTCCATTTACTCATAACATTCACTCAAAACTCCAAGAGGCGATATGATTTAATTCATCTACTTCTAACATTTTCTTCTCGAAAAAATTCCAAGCTCTGAATTTTATTGGTCTCATCTTATTTAAGTACAGATATTAAAAAGCTGATTGGATCATCTTCGACTGATAAAGTAGCTATAATTACTTCTGAATCAGAATAAAATTCTCATCATCCAGCATACAATAAAGGGAAATCTGACCTATCTCTCGCTCTATCGAATTCCACTTTGTTCTGATCTACCAACCATTCAATAAATCAGAATTTTTTACTGATGATTTCTGCTTCTTCAGCATGAAATCAATCCACATTCTCAAAAAATATGTCTCTTCCTCATTCTATCTCTTGGTCAATAGCAACAATCCCACTCTGTCAGAGATACTCATTGAGGAGTTGTAGTAGGTTTTCCATTGTGCAGTATAATAAATTAAATAAAACTGATCTAATCCTTGAACATCTCCCTGAAGATATGAGCAATCACATCAACCGTCCAACCATTCCCTAGCATCTTGTATCTCTGAGAGTTACTCACTCCTGCAGTATAATCATCAGGCAAAGTCTGGAGCCTCTCACATTCTACTGGTGTGATTTTTCTTATTCACGTCCGGTCATCAGCTGGAAAGTTATTATGTTGCCATCAATGACTAGATAGCGTTGGACTCTTACCTTCCTTAATTCATCACTCATTGAATCACCTAGCAAGTTGCCATATCCTATTCTCTCCGTATAGAGTAATATCCTTCAGCAGAATTCCCTTATCTTCTGGTTGCTTAATCACAACTTGAGAATAAGATCAGTCTTCGTTCCTTTTTCAGACTCGATAGAGTCTTTTTCTCCTCTGAGCCGAAACTAATGCCGAATCAATCTCCACTGGTTGGATACCGAACAGATACTCTGAGATAATATTCTGCCATTCCTTTTTCATTTTTACATTCTCAAGCAAGAAATATCTTGGCTTCGCCTCGTTCAGAATGCGAACAAACTCGAAGAAGAGTTTTGAGCGAGGATCATTGAAGTTCAATCACTTACCTGCATTGCTGAATCACTGGCAAGGGCTTCCTCCTATGAGGAGATCTAGTCATCACGATCACAACCTATAATATGATCATTCTGACTTAATGCGGTATCAATGATCAATCCCTCAGGTAAGCGTATAAAAGACCTCAACTCACTTAGCATCTCCAATCTGATGAATATCAGAAAAGTTTTTAGTTGCGACTTGTATTGCATACTTGTCGATCTCACTGGCAAAGTATCTCCGAACAGGTATTCAGGCTCTCTCTAGTGCTAATCTCCCACAACTCATACCATCAAATAGAGATAGGACTGCTATTGGTTCCATTATTATAATAAATCTAAAATCCAAGGAAGGCTGGCTCTGCCCCAGCGAGCAAGGGACTCATCTATCCTATGTGGAGACCGTTGTCATTTCTTTATTCCCTTGAGCTCCCTTGAGAATTTCCCCCTTAAAAGGGGAGAAAGGTCTGAGTTATTCGCCTTGATTTGCCTTATAGCTCTTTGCCCCTGATAGGGGCTATGCCTCCTCTATATGCTCCACCTTCTCTCACCATATGAGGAACTTGTATATCCCAACCCTCAGCTCAACTATGGAGCGAGCAGAAACGGTAATTCTCCTTCATCGAGAGGTAAAAATCAGATATTTCTTCAGCTTTTTCATCTTATTCTACTACAGATAAAGTAATCCCAACCTTCTCTATCCCTAAAGCTTTGAGATCTACGAGCTTTTTGGTGGCTTCTCAGTCTATTTTGAACTTGATTTCTTTGAAATCTAGTGAGCGGATAGCAAAACCCTTAAAGCTGAATTTCTGGTAGGATTCATCTTTGATCAATTGCTCATCCTCTTTAGGTGGATGGATATCAATCCGATAGATTTTCTCTAATCTTTTGAGCTCTTCGCTCAATTTTACGAGGAGAATATATCCTTCTCCTACTTCGTATCCGAACTTTTTGATTTCGGCGGTGGTTTTGGTCTGCATACTATAAATAGCATAAAATAAATTTTTTAGTATAAGCTGATTTCTCTATCATCAATTTCTATTTCTCAATCTTCATATACTATATTCTCAAAGTTGATCTTGGTCCCAGATACATACATTTTGTATAATTTTTTTCCTAGATTAGACATCCTATAAAATTCATGAGGTCAATAGGGAATTCCTTTATAATTTTTCTCCTCAAAAGAAATTATTGAAGTGTTATTCCCTACAGTTAGTTTCATACAGCAATACTCTTTTTCTACATTGAGATGTGTATCACAATATATGTGTATATATTTTCAGTATTCGTTTGTTTTGTGTTCTGCATAGATAGAGAGCATATCTCCATCATCCGCATTCTCCTTATCTACTTCAAAATAGAGCTCACGGTGAATTAAGTCTATAAGCTCATTGAAGGTTATTTCTTCTTTTTCATGTTTTCATACAATATCTTGAATCATATTTTCAAGAGGTTTGAGATTATTTTCTTCTATTTGTTTTTTTAGATATCAGCCTATTGAATTAACAATCATACTGTTATAGTTAATCAAAGAGACATCCTTTAAGTTAACATCCATTTTTGCTTCTATCTGTTTTTGAACTGACTTATATATCTCACTAGATCGAGAGAACATAGAGTCGAATATTTTGTCCATCATGTCCCCAATATGTTTATCTAGGTCTGACTGAAGTTTTTCAGTGAGATACTTGTTGATTGAATTTTCTAGTATTTTTTCTAATTCCATGAGTATAAATCTATAAAAAATAAAATCTATCTTTCACTACTTTTCAGCATCTCTTTCCTCAGATCAGTCTCTGAGGTCAGTAGAACTTAGTCCCTCACTTCAATTTAGAATAGCAGACAGAAAGCTGATTCCTCCAGTCGTTCCAATCAGGAGAGAGTGGCTCTTTATGCCAACGAGTATTGAGCATGCAAAGTCAATGGCTTTTGCCATAGTCTCCAACAGCTCCAGTAAGCCACTGACCATTCTCACACTCGATCAGTGAGACAAAATCCAATCCTCCGAGCTGGTAGACTTCTTGGACTATCTCCTGCCTATAATCTCCAGATAAAAACCCAGAGTGCCAAATACTCGGCTCTTCCTCAATAGTGAATGTTTCTCAACTATTGAGGATTATATAACCTGAGTTTACCTGCTCTTGGGAGTCAGATTTTTGTTCTGGTTTTATGTTCTGACCTATCAGAATGCCGAATCCCATGACCAGCAGATAGATGCTAGCCACTAGGATATGGATTGTTTTTGTATTCATCTGATTACTTAATTTGTAAATTCTGTCTGGTCTCGATCATTGCACCAGGCACCTCAGTTCAGGCTTTTAGAGCTTTTTTGATCTCTGTTTTATCTACAGAAACTGTTACTTTCTCCTTCTTGTATTCAGCAGGGATCGCCTCCTCATCAGTGAAAACTACTGCTTCAGACTTACGGTAGCTAAGCTCGTTAATCTCAGTCTGCATCTTCTCAATCTTGAAGAGCTTGAGGAGGTAGTCAATATTTTTGTCTGCTCTCTCAATCTTCTTTTCAGATGAGTTTTTAAGCTCTGAGAGTCTCTTGATCTCCTCAGAAAGTCCAGTAGCAAAGATTTGAGCCTCTTGTCTCTTGCGGAGCTGAGCTTCAATGAATGGTTTCACCTCAGCCTGGGCTCATAAGATCAGTTCTTGGGCATAAGCTCTCAATTCAGGTAATTCTGATTCAGTGATTCCGTTCCCCTCTAGGTATTCTACATCTTCGAGGTTATTCAGAAGCTCCATAGCTTCATAAAAGTTAGTAATAGTAGTTTTGAAGGTCATAATGTTATAATAAAAAATATATAAATTCTGATTTAATCTTGTCGTGCCTTGTAGGGATCACGAGGTGGGTAAGATTTATATATCTTTTCCCACCTCTGTTCCTTTCAGTTCCATTTTCTCCAAGCATACAATCTCTTAAGCTTGGAGAAATCAGGTTTTTTAGGCTCTTTGAGTTGCTCACACAAGCGATCTACTCTCGCTTGTATGACACTAAAAGGGTAAGTCATCAGCATATCTATTCAAATCTTCTGGTTCTACTTCCCCTTGTTCTCCTAAGCAGGATTCCCAAAGTTCACAAAGCTTCTCAGTCATTACACGAGATACCATGTAATCCCTTTTGATGACATCTAATAGATCTTGAGCTGTTGTGAATGAGGAGACAAACAGTTTCTTCTCTGAAAGCTCTTTAAATTCTGGTTCATTGAATCGAGGCTTTGTAGTTTCTGGTCTAACATCTTCTGAGTTAGAAACAGGGGCAGAAGTCTGATTTTTTTCTTCTTTTTTCTCCTCTTTGACTTCTATTACTTCTGAAGTAGCGATTCCCATATCTTCTACATCTTGAGTAAAGAACTCACTCGCTCCTGTTGCCATCAATATCGCTCATACAAAAGCTCTTTTCTGTGCCATTTTCTGAATGGTATTTTTGAGAGAGATTCTATTACTTGCTTCTGCTTTTTGCATCCATTGCCAAGATCCATTGGGCTTTGACCGCTTCCCTTGCTTAAGTGCTTTAAGCTTGTCTTCCTCTTCCTTGGTTGCTGGTTTATCTGCTGGAACCCAAGCATAGCGGTATTTATCCTCATGAGTATTGGCTGATCCCTCACACTGAGCAATAATATTTCCGTTTCTATCCTTGATCGTTGCAAGGTAATTTACATCATAAAAGTCAGCCTCAAGATTGAGAATTTCTCCAGTCCTCGTGATCTCAACGCCGAGTCCATAAGCTACTCTGAGCTTCTCCGCTCCTGGTTTGAAAAGCGAAGGTTTAGAAACTCAAGGAATTACTCCATAATCAAGCTTCTCTTTGAGAATAGATTTACTAAATTCTGCAAAATCATTGTATCGGTTTTGCATATCATTTATTCCCATAATTTTGAAAGTTGTCATTTCTGTTGTCATGTTTATTGGTTATTAAAATGTAAAAATTAAGATTCTGATTTTAGTCTTGCGATAATGTTATGGAGGATCTCCATGTTGAGTCTCGCTCCAGTTTTTCTCCTTTCGTCTACTCTTGCTTGCACTCTTGATCTCAAATTGAGGTCTGAGATATTCTGCAGGATATAGTTATCAATTTCATCAATCTTCTTTTTAATAATTCTCTTGATAGCACTTTTAGAAAGTAGCTCATCTCCAAGATCAAGGAACTTATCAGAATTTTTAAGAAGTTCTTGGAGTCCTTCCTTACTTTCTGCTGTAGCAATCATTTCTCCATCAAAAGTCTCAATATAAGCAAGTTCTTTATAGATTTTTAGTGTAGTAGTCATTTTGTACAAAAGAGGGACTAAAGCTTTTTAATTACTTTTTGCGGAGTAATCTTTTTGAATTCCGTCTTGCATACCTGCATAAGCGAAGCAAGGTTACGATAGATAAGCTCTGGGCTTGCTATCTTTGGAGCGTGATACTCATTATTAGCGATGATTTTCAAGATCATCTCAAGTGTTTCCTGCCAAGTAAATTTTCCATCCTGCACTGAAGTCAGATTTTTCAGCTTTTTTATCAAATGGTTGGCAAATTGTCTCTGCTTTCCATCACTGCCATTCATAATCCCTCCATTGTAGGACTTAATCAAATCTATAGCTTCATTGATCTCAATGTTGCCATATACTTCTTTTTCTTTTTTGGCGGAACTTTTTTCTTTTTCTTCTTCTAAATTTTTTAAAGAAGAATTTTTTAAATCTGATTTTCCCCCCTGTTCTGTATCCGTTAGGATACTTTCTTCGTTAGAAGAAAGAGTATTATTTCTTGTAGTATTATTATCTTGTATTATTATGTTGCAGTTTTCTGCAAGGGGGGTCTTGCACTTTTCTGCAACCTCCTCTTGTTCTCAACTACAAGAGGCATCTTGTGTTTTTATGCAAGAGGCTTTTTGCACTTTTCTGCAAGTAGTCTTTATGGTTTTTTTGAGCTCTTTAAGCTCTCAAACATAAATCTTACGCACGAATCAGCTTTCATTTTCTCTACTGACTTGCAGGTATCATTTTTTCTGCATATCAGAGATTGTTTTACTGACTCGAGTTGGATCTTTTTTATATAACTCTGCAAAGTAACTATTCCCAGCATAGCAGTATCATTCCTTATTCGTTAAGGCTGTTATCTCTGCATAGAGGATTTTTTGAAGACTTGTGAGGTCTTCAGCATATCTTACATCTGCTGGAAGAATAGCATAGAAACTAGGTTTCTCCGCCATTTAATGCACTACACGAAATAAAATAAAGCTATTCAGAAGCCTCTAAATTGAGCCTCTTCTGAAGCTCTTCGCAGGCAGTTTTTACTGCTTGCTTCACTTCTTCCCTGCAAGGAAGGACACAGGCAAAGATATTTGCCTTAATTTCCTTGCCATAAAATTTGGAGCAGAGCTCCCTAAACAGTCCCTCCCATTGAGAGACTTCGTAGAAGAGGTTTGTCCTCTCCTTGTTAATCCACTCGTAATTGAAGTGGATCGCATGAAGGTCTTCCACCTTCTCGCTCTTGATGAGCTTGTAGTTCTCGTCAAGAGTGTTCTCAACGATTCCTACTGATGCCTCCATGCATCTCATTCCTCCTTTTTCAAGGAGGAGTTTGATCTTTTGATTTTTCATTTTTTGAGTTTTTATCTGATAAAACAA